ATGCGACTCAATCACGTCAAGCAACGAGAGTTAGCCGGCGTGATGGGAGTAAGTGAGCAAGCCGTTAGTGACAAGTTCCACGGACGAAGCAATTTCACGCTTCGTGATCTGTCTCGGCTTGCTGACTACTTCGACGTGAGTCTTGACTATCTGACCGGTCGCACGGACACCAAGCAACCGATGGAGGTAACGAAATGATCGTCGTTGATCGTACCGGCGACGTTGCCGTGGCTTGCGCCGCATCGGTGGGCCACGAGTCGGACGACGTGATTGTGCTTAACGCGCGTGCCGTGTATGTGTCTTCGCGTTTTCTGTCCGAGGAACAGGCCGATATCGTCAAGCGCGGCGTTGCCGCCATGCTTGACGACGGCTCATTGGAGGAATTTTCAAGCAATTCAACGGAGGTAACGAAATGAGCGCGCAAATCAGCATCGCCATGCATGACCAGCATAAGGAAGAAGTCGTGGTGTGCGTCATCGGCGACGAAGGAAGTTGCTATTCGCATCTGGTCAATTCCGAGGACTTGCAGCAGTGGATTGACGAACTTCGGCTTGCTCAGCGCCGGCTTGGGTTCAGCGCGCCGGATTCAAGCAAACGGGGGGCGTAATCGTGCGGTTTGAGATTACGACGGAGCCGGGCGAGGTTCAGCCGGGCGACATTGTGGTGTTTCGTTTGGAGACGAAGCGCAGCGTGAAGTGGACGTGTGGCAAGGTGCGGTGTTTTACCGATGATACGGACGCGCCGGCGATTGTGCTGGCGACGGGCAGTATCCCGGAATACGACGGGTACGAGCTGATTTGCTGTATCAAGTCGATTCCGGACGTGCTGCAAATGACCATCGATGGAGACGGCGAGGTGGTGGAGTGATTCGCGTGTTTCGGCGTGGGTTGTCTCACGTGTTGTTGGGTTTGGGTTTGTTTTTGGCGTGGCTGGGGTTTTTGGTCGCGCCGGGAGGTGACCGGTGATGGGTACGCACGCGCAGGTGTTGAATACGCCGTCGTGTCCGGGCGTGTACACGCTTGTGGCCGATAGCGGCGATATCGCGGTGAAGGTGTTGCTCACGGGCGCTCAGCTCGACATGTTGGCCGCGTCGATTCGTGATTCGGTCGCCAGTGACGCGATGGAGCGGCGGCGAAGACGGTAGCCGTTCGGCTTGTTGATAATTTCATGCGTTGTGATGGGGTGCGACTCTCGGTGACCCCTAGCGCGGTTAAAGTACCCGGGCGCGCCTTGCTCAGCGCGTTACAAACACACGTCTTGCGGGGGCGTGGTTACAACGGCGGCGGGGGCCGTCATGCGGGTTTACTGATCGACATGGGGCGCATTGTCAGGGCGCAACAGGGTGCATCACCGGTTTTCCGGGCCTTGTGTCGAGACCTTGCGCGCGGCCTTCGGGCCGCTTCCTTCAAGCGATATACGTGGCTCCGTTACGAAGCATCGCGGGGAACCTTGCGGAAAGCACAGCCGGCCGATTGTGGCCGGCTTTTTGCTTTCACGCGCTTAGGTTCCCCCGCTCAACCGTTCACCACCCGAAGGTCACAGGGAAATGAAAACCAAGGCAATCACGACGGACCGAGTCAAGTTCGAGTCCTTTACAGCGAAACGAGGTAACACGATGGGTTATGCAGTCTCTTACAAACCGTCCCGTACTCGGGCCAAGCGCCAGACGCCCGCGACGAAGGCGCAGCGCACGAAGGACATCAAGAACGCGGTTCGGTGGAATATCGCCGTTTTGGAGCGTGACACGACGTCGTTGGACACCGTGAGCCGGCAGACCGTGATTCTGTTGCTGAGGCTGAACAAGATCGCGCCGGCCGCCGACCCGACTGGCGACCATGTGGTGCAGCAGCTGATTAGCTTGGGCGTGCTGAATCGTCCCGAACGGCGTGCGGGCGTGCAGGTGTTCGGCCGTGACGATCTGCTGAGGTCGCTCAAGGCGTGGGCGGGGGTTGCCAAGTGACGCAGCGCGAACGGCTTACGACGGCGCAGGCGGCGCAGTACTTGGGTCTGTCGCAGCGGCAGATGGAGCGCATGAGGGCGGACGGCGTCGGGCCGATATGGTTCAAGGCCGGCGACGCGATCAACAGCCCGTGCATGTACGAGGTCACGGACTTGGACGTGTGGGCGAGGCAACGGAAGGGCAAGTGATGGCGAGACGGCAGACCATCGACCCGCTGGTGCGCGCGAAGGTCATGGAGACGTGGGGCAACGATTGTTGGCTGGGGTTGCCGGGGTGCACGCGCGTGGGCACCGAGGACGACCATATCGTGCCGTACTCGCATGGCGGCGGGGACACGGTGGCGAACATCCGCCGCGCGTGCAAGCACTGCAACGCATCCCGGCAGGACCGCGTGTTGTACGGGTACGGCGCGCGACTGCACATGATCGTCGTGCCGCCCGGTTCCTGCGACCGTGAGGCCGTGGACTACATCGACGCGCATAAGAGCGCGGGCGACCCCGTGGTTAGCTTCAGCGCCCTGGCCGCCGCGATGGGCCTCACGTCGCCTAGTCTTGCCGAACGGCGTGCGGTGGCTATGGCGTGGAGCGGTGCATATCGGCAGTTCGCTATCAGTGCCGAGCCTATCGACGTGTGGTGCACGCGCACGACGCCGAGCAGTCACCGGCATCCGCGCATGTTGGACGAATGGGTGGCGCTCGACTATGACGTGCAGGTGATCGACCCCGGGTTCGCGGTCGAGTGGGAGCGGGCCACGGACGACGCCGGCCGCAAGCGCGTGCGCCAGTGGTACGCGCTGCATCTGTCGCAAGAGCTGGTGGACGCGAGGAAGCGCGAGCGGCGCGCGAAGCTCGTTGCTCTTGGCCTTCGCACGGACGGTACGCGCGCGTCGTCGCGGCCGGAATGGTGACGCGTTTTTTAAACGATCGCACCGCGAAAAGACCCCGCGCCCAGTTTTTTACTCTCTCGACTTTGGAAAAAAAAATTTGGAAAAACCAAAAAATAAGGCGGTGAAGAAACAGAAATGAGCAGACAAATCACATTGCCCGGTTTTGATGATTATTACATGCCTAACGAGGGGTTGCAGGAGAAGGCGACCAAGGAATTGATTGACAGTTTCGTTGACGGCCGTTCGTTGAATCCGAGTGCTATTTACATTTGCAAGACGATGATTAACATTGCGCGTAATTTCGACGCGTTGAACGCGAAGGGCCGTGATACGTCGCGCGTCATGGCGCAGCTGTTGTCGTGGTATCAGGAGCTGGAAGCGAAGTTCCCGGCCGCGCCCGAGATCGACCCGACGCTTGCCGGCCTGCTGAACGAGGCGAAGGCATGACGCCGGTACGTGGCGGCACGCCGCGCAATCCCGAGCGGAGGACGGACGGGCCGATTGTCGCGCGCTTCGCGGAATTGCTCGGCACTCCCCTGTTGCCGTGGCAGAGAATGGTCGCGGATATCGCAGGGGAAATAGACCCGGATACGGGAACGTATTTTTACGATACGGTGATTCTGTCCACGCCGCGCCAGTGCGGTAAAAGCACGCTGGTGGACGCGGTGGACACGCGTAATTCGCAGTGGGGACCGAACAGGTTTATTTACTATCTCGCGCAGACCGGCAAGGACGCGGGCGACCATTTCAAAAAGTATTTGAAAGCGATACAGGCGTCCCCGCTTTCGGTGATTACCACGCGCCCGTATTTGGGTGCGGGAGACCTTCGACAGCCGTTCGTCAATGGTTCGGTGATTATGCCAAAAAGCGTGACGAAGGTCGCGGGCCACGGCGTGCAGGGCGACAAGATCACGCTGGACGAAGCTTTCTCGCTGTCCGAGGAGACCGGGAACACGATATTGGACGGCTTCATGCCGACGATGGCGACCCGTCTGAAGGCCACGGGCGTGCAACCGCAGCTGTGGATTACCTCGACCGAGGGCACGGCCGAATCGACGTTTTTCAACAGGAAACTCGACGAATGCCGAGCGGGCGAACAGTCACGCCGAACGTGTTGGTTCGACTTCGGCATACCCGAGGACGCCGACCCAGAGGACCTCGACGCCATCATGCGCCATCATCCGGCGGCGGGCCTCTTGTGGGACAAGTCGCAGCTGGCGGACTTCAGGGAGCAATTCAAGGGAAACCCGGCCGGTTGGGCGCGCGCGTTCGGCAACCGGCGCGACGCGGGCCTGTCCGACCGCGTGATTGACGAAGCGACGTGGGCCGTGTCGGCGGTGGCGCCGGTCAGTCCGACCGACTTGGACGGCCGTCCGGTGGTGTTCGGCGTGGCCGTGGACGTGGACGGCACCCACACCAGTATCAGCGCGGGCATCTGCAATCCGGACGACACGGTAACGACCCAGTTGCTGAAGATTCTGGACGGCACCGGATACGCGCCGACCGAACTCGCCCGTTTGTGCGCGAAGTATCACGCGCCTGCGGTGATCGACTCGCGCGGCACGGCCGCCGACCTGTCTGACCGGTTGCATCATATGACCGACCGGAACGGCGACCCGCTTATCGAGTTCGTGGACATGGATGCCGCCGACTATCTGACCATCGGGCAAAGCTACGTGAGCGGACTCGTGAACAAGGCCGTCTATCACGCGACCGACCCCGAGCTTGACGCCAGTGCGGCCAATTCGGCGCGCAAGTGGGCCGGTGACGCGTGGCGCGTATCCCGTCGCGGTTCGACCGGACTCACCAGCCCGTTGGAATCGTGCATGTTGGCCGCGTGGGGGGCCGCGCACCGTCCGGAAGAGGCCGGACCGTTGCAGATTTTCTAGCCGCGACACGCCGGCGCATGTCGGCGATTGGCGGCACTTGGCGGTGATTGGCGGCACGCTCGTAGACGATTTTCCGGTTTCGGCTCATTATTCGTGGCATGAAATTCTTCGATCGCATCCCGGCCGCGTGGCGCGCGTTGACGCGCAGCGACGACACCGTGCCGGACGGCGTGAAACCGCCGGCGCGCGCGAGCGTGTACGACCCGCTGGCGTTGTCCACGGTGTTTCGCGGCGTGCAGGTGCTGCAAACCGCGATAACCGGGTTGCCCATCCACGAAATGCGCGGCGGGTTGAAGCTCGACACCGTGTCCGCGCTCGTGGCGCAGCCGGACGTGAACCGTTCCCGCCGTGACTTCCTCGCGGACATGGTCGCGTCCATGGTGTTGGACGGCAACGCGTTCGTGCGTCTGTTGCGCTATGGCGGTGAAGTGGTGTCGTGCGAGGTGCTGCCGCCCGCGCTCGTTGTCGTGTCGGATGACGGCAACGACCCGGCCGCGCCAAGATTGCGCTACAGCTATTTGGGACGCGACTACACGGCCGACGACATCGTGCATTGCAAGTTCCTGAACGTGCCCGGCCGCCTGCGGGGCCTTGGCCCCATCTCGGCGGCGCGCGAGGAAGTCGAGGGCGCGAGAATGGCCCGCGACTACAAGGCCAAGTTCTACACCGACAGCAGCAATATCAAGGGCTATTTGCAGACCGACGACAAGGTAACTCCCGAGATCGCGCAGAACGCGAAGGAAGCGTGGAGGGCGAGCGGCACGGCCGGCGACATCAAGGTGTTGGGCAGCAAATTGAAGTACGTGCCGTTGGACATGAAGCCGGCCGACTTGCAGTTCTTGGAGACGCAGAAGTTCGATACGACGCAGATCGCCCGACTGTTGGGCATTCCCGCGTCGATCATGCTGGCCGCCGTTGACGGCTCGAATCTGACCTATTCGAATATCGAACAGTCGTGGATTGAGTTCGCCGACTACACGCTGGCGGCCTACGCGGGCGAGATTGAAGAACTGTTCAATCGTCTGCTGCCGCGTGGCCGTACGGCTGAGTTCGATTGGGACAGTTCGCGGCGCGCGGACATGGCCGACCGGTTCAACGCGTACCAGACCGCTATCGCGTCCGGTTGGATGACCGTCAATGAAGTGCGCGCCCGCGAGGCATTGCCGCCGTTGGACGCGCTTATTGCTCAGGAGGTGGAGACGAATGCAGGTGCATGAGATCGGTTTAAGGGGCGTGTGTCTCAGATCGGTCGAGGACGGCGACGGGCGAACCGTGGAGGGTGTGGCCGTCCCGTTCGGTCAGATTATCGACACGTGGACCGGTGCGGAAACGTTCGACGCGGATTGTCGGTTTGACGACATCGAGTCGGCGAAGCTGTGCTATCAGCACGGCGAACTGATCGGCCGTATCACGGCTGCTGAGACCCGAGAGGATGGCTTGCACATCACCGCCCGTATTTCGGACACGCAGCGCGGCCGGGACGTGGTGGCCCTGTTGCGCGACGGCGCGCTGGACAGTCTCAGCATCGGGTTCATCCCCATGGAAGACGAAGTGGACAAGGCCGGTATCACGCACCGCAAGCGCGTGCGCCTGCTGGAAACGTCGGTGGTGTCGTGGCCCGCGTACGAGGCCGCGAAGATCACCGGACAGCGCAACATGCAAGTCCAGTCCGAACCGGACACGAAACCGTTGGAAAACCAAGAAAACCACAATCAGGAAAGCGAGGAATCCCGCATGGACAAGGAACTGGAAGACATGCTTGCCGGCATCAAGGACGAACAGCGTGCACTTAAGGCAGCACTGGCGGCCGGCGGCTCGAACGCGCCCGCGAAGAAGATTGGCGGCGAGTACCGTTCGGCCGGCGAGTATCTACAGGCGCTCTACAAGGGCGACGACACGGCCGCGCAGCTCATGGCTGACTGCCGTGATCTGATCGCGACCGGCGACACGGGCAACACCGTCGCGTGGATCGCGGACGATTTGCGCCTTATCGAAATGCGACGCAAGGTCACGAACATTCTGACCCACGACACGCTGCCGGCCACGGGCATGAGCATGGAATACAACGTGGTCGCCACCGACACCACGGCGGTGAACACGCAGGCCAAGGAAGGCGACGCGCTCACGTTCGGCAAGGTCACGTTCGGTACGAAGAACGCCGAAATCAAAACGTACGGCGGTTACACCACGCTGTCGCGTCAGGTGATCGAACGCAGCACCACGCCCATGCTGAACACCGCGTTGTCCGCGCTGCGCAACGCGTACGCGAAGGCCACGGAAACGGCCGTGCGTACCTTCCTGTACACGACCATCGCCGCGCAGCGCGACGCGGCCACCGGCGCGAACAAGATCGACGCGCCCGCGACCCTCGCGGCCATGACTATCGACCAGTGGGCGGCGTTGATTATGGACGCGGCCGAACTCGCGGACGATCGCAACGTGAACCTGACCCGTTTGGGCGTGAGCAAGGACGTCATGGCCGCGCTTATCAAGCTCAAGGACACCGGCAGCAGGTTCTTCGACCTGTCCGGCGACGGTTCCGACACGCTCGGCGACTTCGATCTGACCGGCATCGCGGGCCGGTTCCTGCGCGTGCCCGTGCAGATGCTCCCGAACGCGCCGGCCGGCACCGCGTGCTTCATCGATTCGGAGTCCGTGACCGTGTGGGAGTCCGGCGGCCCGACCCAGCTCACCGACGGAGACGTGACCAAACTCACTAACGACTACAGCGTGTACGGGTACATGGCCGTCGCCGCGACCCATCCGACCGGTCTTATCCCGGTCAAGTTCAAGACCGCGTGAAAATGAGGTGACCATATGGCGGTACGCACATTAGGGCCGGGCAGTCTGAAAATCGGCGCGACCGGCAGCGAACGGGACTTCAGCGCGGACGTGATTAACACCGCGTTGGAACCGTCCACGTCCAGCGAGGACAACGACAATTTCCTTGACGGGCACACCGAGGGCGGCAGCCAGACCGAATCGTGGACGCTCACGGGCACGATCAAGGAGGACTTCAGCACCGGCGGCGTGCAGGCGTGGTGTCTGGCGCATTCCGGCGAGACCATGCCGTTCACGTGGATACCGAACACGGACGGCAGCCTGAAACTCACCGGTTCGCTAATCGTGTCTTCGATCAAGTTCGGCGGCGACGTGAAAACGAAGAACAGCAACGACTTCAGTTTCACCGCGTTCGACATCGAAGCGCACGAAGCCAATGTGAACCTGTTGCAGTACGGGCCGGCGTCGGGCAACAACCTGACCTCGACCGTGCAAGCCGACGGCAGCCTGCTCTTGTCAGACGCGGGCGTGGCCAAACGTAACGGTGTTGCGTGGACATTCCCGTTCATCGGTCACGACGGAGAAAAAATGGTCTTCGGATACGTTGACCTACCGGATAAGGCAGCTTCGAAAGTCGAAGCCATCACCACGAACGGCGACCCGACCGAACTCGCGTTGATCTACGGAACATCGAACCTGATAACGTTCACCGTACCGGACGGTACCGCGTCCGTCCGCCTGTCGATCATCCGGCGTTCAACCGACGACACGGACAAGATGAACGGCATTTGCAAAATCCAGTTGCAGAAGGGTTCAACACTCACCGACTGGGAAAAGCCCGCCGTAACAACGCTTAAGGGGGGGGGGTATGAATATCTTGCCTGAAATCAACGTGTCCACGGATACGGTGACAGCCCGCACGACATCCGACGGCGTACTTGTGGAAAAGCTGACCGAGAGCGGTGCCGACTTGACGAAAATATCTCTTGAATCTGGAACTTACCGACTGTCAACGGACTGCGAAACGGCATACTCACGCGTCAATTCCATCACGGTAATCGCGAACAATACTGATGGCACCTATAAAGACACCGAAACGTTCCGGCCGGAACAAGCCGGAACATATACGTTTCGTGTCATCAAGGCCAACAAGTTCACAGTTCCCCTCACGTTTCACCCGGTGTTGGAGCGGTTGGCGTGATGGCGGACGATACGGCGAAGCTCGTGGCCCTGTTGCGCAACGAGGTGAACGTGTTGGCCGGCGACGACGATCGGCTGGCGGAGAAGATCGCGGCGGCCATCGTGTACGTGGACGGCGCGATAGGCGGGCACGTGGTCGCGGATTCGGTGCGCGTGGATTGCATCGTGTCGTGCGCGGCCGATTTGTATAACTCGCGTGACGCGCGGTTGGGCGTGATGAACGTGGCCGATAGCACGCTGGAACCGTTCCGCGTGTCCACCGACCCGTTGCGCAGCGTGTGGCCGAAGCTGAACGCGGCGGGCGTGCCGACCGGCGGGCTGGTGATCGCATGACCGAGATTATCGAGGAACGTGACAGGCTGGTGGAACGGCTCACCGAAGTGCTTGGCAGTCTGGTAAGCACCGTGACGATCGACGCGGCCGAGGCCCGCCCGTTGCCGGGCACGGCCGTAGTGTTGGTCGAACCGCCGACCATCGAGTACGAGGGCTGGCAGTTCGTGAACATCACATGGACGTTGGACGTGATCGCCGGCACGATGGCGACCCAGACCGCGTCGATGGACCTGCTCATGCCCGTGTTGGAACGCCTGCACGAACAGGGGTTGAACATGCGCAAGGCCGAACCGGTCACCTATCAGCTTGCGGGCGCGGGACAGTTGGCCGCCTATCAGATCACGTTAAACCCATTGGAAATCTGAACCAGAAAGGAATCTAGCCATGGCTGAGAAAACTCGTACGCTCGGGCCGGGCAGTCTGCGTATCGGCGCGACCGGCAGCGTGAAGGACTTCAGCGCGGATGTGATTAACACCGCATTGGAACCGTCCACGTCCAGCGAGGACAACGACGTGTTCCTTGACGGACACACCGAGGGCGGCACGCAGACCGAAACTTGGGCGCTCACGGGCACGATCAAGGAGGACTTCAGCACCACCGGCCTTCAGGTGTGGTGTCTGCAAAACAGCGGCAAAACGTTGCCGTTCGCGTGGATACCGAACACGGCCGGCGGGTTGAAGCTGTCCGGCGACGTGGTTATCGCGTCGATCAAGTTCGGCGGCGATGTGAAGACGAAGAACAGCAACGACTTCAGTTTTACCGCGTTGAACGTGACGGCCGGGAAGGCGTAGCCGTGGGCAAGCAAACCGCGCTCATGGTGGTGGGGCAAAAAAGGTTCGTGCAGACCATGCGCAAGGCCGGCGCGGACATGACCGAGTTGAAGGGCGTGAACCGTCAGGCGGCCGACATCGCCCTGCCGGCGGTCAAGGCGCTCGTACCCAAGGGCAAGAGCGGCAAGTTGGCGCGCAGCGTGCGCGCCGGCGCGACCAAACGCGCGGGCGTGATTCGCGCCGGAAAGTCCACCGTCCCGTACGCGGGACCACTGAACTACGGTTGGCCCGGCCACCATATCGAACCCATGTTGTTCGTGAACACCGGCGTTGCCAGAAGTGAACCCGCATGGCAGCGCCCGTACAAGGAATTTATCGAAAAGACACTATCCCAAGTGAAGGGAGCATAGGCATGAAGCAGAAGACAGCGACTATCTACTACGCGGACGGGCACGAAGACGTCGTGAACCTGACCGCCCGCGCGCAGTGCAAGGCCGAGGAACACGCGCAGGTGAACGGCTGGGGTTCGGCCGAGGACTGCAAGATTCGGTTCGTGTACTACTACGTGTACGCGGCCGCACGCACGAGCGGTAAAACCAGTCTGCCGTATGACGCTTGGATTGATTCGATCATCGACGTGCAGGTCAACGTGCCCGAGGACAACGACGCGGAAAACCCTACCGTCTAGCCGAGTGGCCCGACGACAGTCTGGGCGTGCTGTCGTTTCTGCTTGCCAGTCGGTTCGGCGGCACGCCGTGGCAGTGGCGGGCCGAGGCGAGCGACTTGGATTGGGGCACTGGCTTGCGTCTCTTGCAGTTGGAACGGGAACGTTGGGAGGAGGTGAACGAGGATGGGTCATAGCGCCGTAATGAGCGTGCGCATTACCGGCAACGCCGACGAGGCGGCGCGCGCGTTCGAGAAGACCACGAGCAAGGCAGCCGCGTTCGGCTCGTTTATGGGCGGTGCCGCGTTGAAAGGCGTGACCGCGTTGTGGGACACGATAAAGAACTTCAGCGCGGACGTCATGGACATGTCCGATTCGACGGACAAGTTCAAGAACACCATGAGCTTCGCCGGCTTGGATACCAGCGCCGTCGAGAAGGCCACGGCCGCGACGCGCAAGTACGCGGACGACACCGTGTACGATCTGACCACCATCCAGAACACCACCGCGCAGCTGGCCGCGAACGGCATCGGCAACTACACCGAACTGACCGAGGCGGCCGGCAACCTGAACGCGGTCGCCGGCGGTAATTCAGACACGTTCAAGAGCGTGGCCATGGTGCTGACCCAGACCGCCGGCGCGGGCAAGCTGACCACGGAGAACTGGAACCAGTTGGCCGACGCCATCCCCGGCGCGTCCGGTAAGCTTCAGGAAGCGTTGAAGGAGGCCGGCGCGTACACGGGCAATTTCCGCGACGCGATGGCGGACGGGCAGATAACGGCCGACGAGTTCAACAACGCATTGGTAAAGCTCGGCATGTCCGACGTTGCCAAGGAAGCGGCCACGAGCACGCAGACGATGGAAGGCGCATTGGGCAATCTCGAAGCGTCGATCACCGGCGGGTTGACGGACGCGTTCGATCTGATAAAGCCGGCCGTCACTGGTTCGATCGGTTGGGCGGCTGAGAAGATCGCCGACTATGCGAAAACCGGCACGGACAACATGAAAGGGTTCGCCGACGGCCTATCCAATACCAGCGCGTTCCAGTCCGCCAAAACCATGTTCGAGAAGACCGCGGGCGCGGTCAAGGCAGTGGGCGGCGCGTTTCAGGACATCGTAAGCGTGATCGCGCCGGGCGTGCAAGGTTTGTCGGACGCGCAGGGCGTGGGACAGACCACGGGCGACGTGTTCGCGGACGTGGCCGACGCCGTCGGCTGGGTAGCGGACAAGGTGAAGGCGTTCGGCGATTGGGTCAGCGCGAACGCGGACCCAGTCACGGCCGGGTTAGTTGGTATCGGTACCGGTTTGGCCGTGTTCAAGGCCGCCACGCTCATCACGGCCGCCAAGACCGCGATGGAAGGGTTCAGTACAGCGGCCGCATTGGCGGCTGCCAAGCAGGAACTGTTGAATCTGGTGATGTCCGCCAACCCGCTGCTGTTGGTGATATCGCTGATCGCCGGCGTGGTGGCCGCCTTGGTGTGGTTCTGCACGCAGACCGAGACCGGCCGCCGCCTATGGGGCGAGGTCACCCAGTTTTTCGCGGACTGCATGGCGAAAATCAAGGGCCTATTCGACAAGCTGCCGCAATGGGCGTCGGACGCGTGGACCAATGCGAAGAACAGCGCCAAGGCTGCGGTAGACGGTATTGCCGGGTTTTTCGGCGGGCTGCGCGACCAAGTGCTTGGCGTGTTCGATTCGATCATATCCGGTATCAAGAAGTCGTTCGATTGGGCTTCGAGCTTGTGGGACAAGATCACGGGCGCAAAGAAGGAAGCAAGCGGGCTGAGCGCGCAAAACTATTCGGCGGAACCGTCCGCACTGTACGGTGCCGCACCCGTTGCCGTGGCGGCGATGCGGGCCGTGCCGGTCGCTGACCGGTTGCGGGCCGTGCCGGCTGTCCAGTACGCGTCGGCTGGGTCGGCGTACGCCCGACCCGTGTCCCAGACATTCCAGATCACCGTGAACGGAGTGTTGGACGGCGAGGACGCGGCGCGCAAGATTCGTCGCGTGTTGAAGGACTACGAGCGCAAGAGGGGGTGAATCATGTCGCAACAGGTGTTTTTGTTTATGAACTGGGGCGACGGTTGGGTGTCCCTGACCAGCCATGTGAACTCTATGGCCGCTCTCGCCGGCCTGTCGTGCAGGTGGGGCGTGGATACGCCGGACGAACAGCCCGACCCGGCCGTATTGTCGTTTCGCGTGCTGGACCGTACCGGTGATCTTGCCGGACGTGCGGCCACGTTGGCCGGCGCGCGCGTGCTGTTGCAGTTGAGCGAGTCGCCGCGTTGGAGCAGCCTGCCGTCGTTCACGTATGATTCCAGCGACCTTACGTGGTCGAAACTGCCGTCGAAATACACGCCGGACATTCCGGACGTTGCGTCGGCTTCGGCGCAAACCTTGTTCGACGGCATCGTGTCCACCGGCGGCGAGGTGCGGCCGGTGGCCGGCGGTTGGATGCTGTCTCTTACCGCGTCCAGTCGCATGATCGTTCTGAAACGCCTGTCGTCCAAGGGGCCGACCAATACGGCCGCGAAATACAAGGGCTTGCACTGGGTCGGCAGTCCGGCCGAACGGGTGGCCGAGATCAACAAGCGAGCCAGGGCGGCGAACGCGCCTACCGTGGACACGACCGGTTTGGAGCTGCCGCCGAACGTCGCGCCCTATGATGATTCGGATTTTCCGTCACTGCTGGACCTGCTGCACCGGTTGTACGCGCATAGCGGCCGAATGCTGTTGTGGTGCGAGAAACCCAGCAAGACCGCAAGCGTGATCGGGTACACCGCGTTGGCCGACCCGGTGACGATCGGCACGAACGCGAACGGCGACGCGTACACCACCGTGGACGGGGAACGCCGCGATGCGGTGGACGGCTCCCGGATACCGGCAGACGAATCGTATATCATCCCCGAACCGGTCACGCAAATCACGCTCACCTGTCGCAGCGTGAAAAAGAATTCTGACAACGTGCTGGAGATCGGCGACACGCAAACCGTGTACGGCGACGGCGGACTATTACCGGCCAACCTGAAGAACACGCAGTCGGCCATTACCCGTGAAAGCGACGTGATTACGTCGGACGAGTCCGGCGGCACGTGGGGCGGTGTTTTGTGGTCGCCTACCAGTGAGGGCAAGGCCACGGCGTCGGCATGGCTGTACGCGGTCAACATGCGTTTGCGTGCGCAAAACATCGTGTTCGACAGTCGTCGTGTCGAACCGGCCGAACGGCCCGAACTGTACCGCACCTGTCCCAGTGGCCCGCTGGTGATTACCAACGCGACAGCCGCCCGTCTAGTTGGCGACGACGGCAAGCCCGCGTTCACGGGCGCGTGGACCACGATCGGCGGCACGCTCACGTTCGACTGGGAGGCCGACGAACCGGTGTTGCGGCATGAAACCACGATTTGGCCGTTGCCGGTGTACAGCGCGGTCAAATGGTCCGACCTGTCGGGTTGGACCGCCACGTATGACGACGTTGAGATTACGTGGGCTGATTTGTCGATTATGTCGCCGGCGGCGGCAGCTATTGCAGAAAGGACCCCGGTATGACCGGAACCACGACGAACTACAAAATCCCCTACCCGTCCGGCAGTGATCTTGTATCGAAAGCACCGGCGCAGTTGCAGGCATTGGCGGAAAAAGTCGATAGCGCGTTGAAGGAAGTCGATTCGCGAGCCACCACCGAGGGCACCGCGCCGATTGTCGTCACCACTCAGTCGCAACTGAATTCGGCGACCGCGAACACGGGACAGATCGGCTACGTAACCGGCGATTCCACGCAGGAAAAGCGCGGCCCGTACATTCGCGGTACAAGCAGCTGGCAGAAGGTCGTAGCGTCGCAGAACTACGAGGCCGGTTTCTACAACGCAAAAACGAACGCCAACGGCGTCGTCGCTGTTCATTGGGAACGTCACACCCGCGCGCCTTCCACCATGGTGGTCACCCTAGCCAACCACAACGTGGAATCGGAAGTGTTGTTATTCACGCCCATAGTGTGGACGCTCGAGGCGAACTATGCGCAAATCCGGTTCCGACGCGAGGACACGCACAAGTGGATTAACGGTAATGCCGTGAAGTTCCAGTGGCTGGCGTTCTGGGACTACGTGGAGTGAGGCATGAGCGAGAACCTGCTTATAGCGGTGATCGGCATAGTGTCCGCGATCGGCGGGGCGATAGCCACCCAGCTGTTCACGGCAGCGAAGACGCAGATAGAGACCTATCGCATGTTATTGGAGCTTCGCGCGGACAATCAGCGCCTATGGGCGTGGAATCGTTCGCTTGTCGATCACATTTACAAGGGCTTGGGCCCGCCACCGCCTGAACCGCCCGACGACCTGTTCGACCACGAGCAATAAAGGAAGGACCGAAATTATGAAACTGACCACGGAACGAATCAAATCGTTTGGAGTGCTGGCCGCGAGCCTTGTCACCACGGTTAACGCCGTGCTGGCCCTGATCGGCTGGAACCCGCTGCCGTTCGGCGATACCGAGGCGGGCGTGGCCGTGAGCCTTGCCCTGTCGGTGGGCGTGGACGTGTGGGCGTGGTGGCGGCAGAATGTCGTGACCCAAGCCGCCGCGATCGGTCACGACGTGACCGCGAACGAAAAGGCCGCCGCCCGGCAGATCACCGCCGACCACACGGAAACGGCCGTGTCCGCGCTTGTGAACGCGAACGCCGCCGCATCCGAACCGGTCGGACTCACCGACGGCGAGCTGAAGGCGATCACCGCGCAATGGCTTGCCGACATTAACGCGGCACAAGACAAGGAAGGCGGCACGGCGTGACCGATTACAGTGGAGCGACGTGGGTCGGCTCCCCGAACTACACGCCGGGCCGAGCCCAACCCGTCCAGTACATCGCGCTGCACGTCATGGCCGGATACTTGGCCGGCACCGACGCGACGTTCGGCCGTGCCGGCGGCGCGTCCAGCACCTACGGCGTGGGAGCCGTCGGCACGGTTCACCAGTACGTGAGCGAGGCCGACACCGCGTGGGCGGACGGCAACGGCAGTTACGGCAATTCCGCCAGTATCAGCATCGAGCACGAAGGCGGCATTACCGGCGCAGTAAACACGGACGCGTGCGTGGCCGCGTCCGCTCGACTGTGTGCCGACATCGCGCGCCGTTACGGCTGGACACGACTGGAGCACGGCAAGAACGTGCGATTGCATCGGGAAATCTACCCGTACTCGCATCCGGCTTGCCCGGACAAATGCCCGAACCCGCTGCGATGGCAAGAGATCATCGCGCAGGCCAACAACATACTCGCCACCGGTTCGCCGGACTATACGGAAGGAAATCTTTACGACATGGTCGCCGCGATCATTCAACCCAATGACGAAAGCCGTCTTGTTTACTGGGACGGCGCGCATATCCACAACCTCAGCCACCCGGACGAGGTGACGGCCATCAAGGACGCGTACAAGAAGGCCACCGGCACGGACATCGCCGTGTTCAAGCTCGGTTCCAAGACCGCGCCGTGGGCCACGCGCCTGTTCTCCGCCATGAAACGCATCTCATAAAAGCGAAAGGGCCCCATTCGGTCCATTTCGCTATGCCTGAAGCGTTACGGCCGCCATGGCCGCACGCAGATGACTGTCGGGCATGGCGACGTAGATCTGTGTCGTCTCGACGCTGGAATGTCCCAGTAGCTTGGCGACTAGGAACAGATCATGCGTCTGTTCGTACGTTTTCGTGGCGTACCGGTGGCGCAGCGAGTGACAGCCCCACCCGTCCGGCAGCAGGCCGGACACGTGCCGGTTCACGTACGACTGTTCGACATGGCCCGACCACCGGCCGGGAAACAGGTAGCCGCCGGCCGCCTGTATCAGGTCCGCCAGATCGTCCGGCAACGGCACTATCCGCTGCTTGTCGCCCTTGCCTGTCACTATCAGCGACCGGCCTAGCAGATCGTCCATCACGTCGCGCGAGTGGACGCGGGCTATCTCCCCGCGCCGCAACCCGCATTCGGCCGCGAGCCGGACCATGAGCCGTTCCGGCCCGGTGGCCCGGCGCAGCGCGTCCAGTATGTACCGGTCCGGGCACGGGCGCGGCTTCGGCGCGGCCTTGCGCACCTTCGGCAGATCGTCGGCCGGATTGTCCGCGCGCCGACCGGTGCGCTGCATCCAACGGAAGAACGACACCAGCGTCTTGCGGTAGGCCCGTCGCGTCTCGACCTTCCATTCCTGTGCGGCCATCCAGCGCGTGAGCTGTTCGGCCGTCACCGTCTCCGGAGGCTCCCCGACACGGCGGGCGATATATCCCAGCTTGTAGCGCCGGCAGCGGATAGTCTCTTCACTGAGACCGCCCGCCTTGAGCGAGTCAAGCCAGTCTTCCATAGGTTGCCGCCATTCGCCCGGCGGCTGGGCCTTTCTTCTATTTGCCATGGCGACATGTTCGCCTAGGCAGCTAAGTTAAAGACCGATAATCGGCGCAGCCGGTCATGGATTTGAACCATGTTCCTCTGGGGCCTGCCAAGGTTCCCAGAGGAACATGGTTCAAATCCATGCCCCGCTACTAATCGAAAGGCCGGAAATCGCAAGGTTTCCGGCCTTTTCGCGTTCTCGGGGTTATAGGCCAGATTGTGTGTCCGGCGGTCTAGTTGGTTGATGGCCGTTCGACGCGGGTGTGGAACCCGCCGTAGGCATGGAGCCCGGTTCCAGACCGCCATTAATGCGCGCACGGAAGTCGTTCCGGTCGGCGCATATACCGCCATCAGATTGGTCGGCGATGGGCCGCCATGAGCAGGGCGATTCCTCCGGCGAGCGCGACGCAGGCCACGGCCAGCGCGATACCGATGTCCGCGCCCGTATACGGCAGTGACGGTTCCGGTTCTTCCGACGGCGGGACTTCGACGGTCGGCGGTTCGGTCACGGTCACCACTTCCCCTTCGACGCCGAGTTCGTGGGTGACGAGCACGTCGCCTTCCGCAGAGAACACGGTGGCCCTCCAATATACGAACCCAGCGTCGGGCGAGCTGATCTCCGGGCTTGCGGCCGTCCACGTGCCAGTTGCAGCGGCATCGTCGCCGGCATCATCGGAACGCCCAGCTTCTTCTTCGCCAGCGATATCGGCAGCGTCCGTAGCATATCCGTCGTCCGAGGTCTCCGTATCGCGGTTCTCGTCGTCGTGCGTATCATCGTTCACTCCGATGTTCTGATCGTCATCCGGAATCGCATTGCCCTTGCGGACCGCAGCCGCCCCATCCACAACGCCGGCCGGCTGCGGCACCGAACGGGCTTCGTCGAGCAGTTTGTCGTTCACGCCGGGCAGTTCCCCTTCGGCGATCGCCTTGTAGGCGCTGAACGTCACGTACGCGCCGTCCGGCAGCGAACCACGGATCATCGCCACGTCGCGGAACGACTCCCCCACGGCGACCCGTTCGGGGTCGACCTGCGTCACCAACGTCAGCTCGACCGGCTCCTCCGTCGTCTCCGGCTCGTCCGGCGGCGTCTCCTCGTCCGGCGTGTCCGGCGGGGTCATAGGCGGCGATTCGCGCACGCGCGTGCGCTCCCACGCGTCGTCGTACGCGCTGAATGCGGCGGCCACGCGATCGTCTCCGGCGAAACTCCACACGAACACGTACCAGCCATGCGTTTCGGCCGTGATGTGCACCGCGTCGCCGTGCGCGTCCGGCTCGCCTCCTCCCACGCGAATCCGCCCGTTCACGGCCGGATAGTCCCACGTGCCGACGAGTCGGTGATGCTCGTCCTCGTCGGGCACCTGCGCGCCGGCCGGACGCCAGTCGTCGTCCTTGGACGGGTCGCTCGCATCTCCGGCCCACCATACGCTCACCTGCGCGTGCGCGCGATCCGCCCCTAGGCCGAGCGTTTTGTCACCGGCGAACGAACCGTGATCGTCGGGAAAACCACCGACGGTGATCGTGTCGCTCAGTTCGGCGCCCACCGTCGCTGAGTGCTCGGTAACGGTCGATTCGACCATGAGGTTCGACCTGTTCGCGTTGGTTTCGGCCGGGTCGAGGAACGGGGTGACGATGTCGTGCGTGAGATGTTCCCGTACGCGCTCGCTCTGCTCGTCCAGTTCGATGGCCCATACCCAGGTGCCGAACTTGCCGTCGCCCGGCGCCAGATACGGTTCGTCGCCGCCGAGTTCGGTCATCGCCTGCACGCGCACGGTTTGCCCGGACTCGGTGAATGTCGCCATGCCGTACGCGGCCGGCTCGTATCCGAATTCGGCGATGCGCTTCACGAACGCCTCCGCACGTTCGTTCTCGTCCGGCGCGAGATCATCGTCGACACGATCCGCGGGAATACCGGCGAAATACCATCCCGTCGCATTCAGCACTTCCCCGTCGAGCCAGTGGTTGCGTTCGCCGTCGAGCAGCACGGTCACGTCGTCGTATACGGCTTCGCCCGCATCCACTGTTCGGCTCGTAGTTTCGGTGACGATGCCGGGCGCGAAGTCCTTGCGCGCGGCGAACCTCACCGCGTCGCCACCCTGCTTCGTCATGCGTTCGGACAGGCGGATCAGATCCTGTGTGCCGGGCACCAGCTCCAACGCGGGCACGTCGTATGCCGGGGTCACGGTCACTTCGCCAGCTTCCGTCGCACGCCAGGCGTGTATAATCGGCTGGTCCGTCGTAACGCCGGAAATCGTCGCCTCGCCGTTTTCGACGAACACGGCCGGCCCGCTGAGCGTGACCGTGTACGCGACGCCGGCAACCGGCTCGTCGTACGCGTTGAGTATCTGCACGCTGACGTCGCCTTCGCGCACGCCCTTCGCATACGTTTGCTCGACGGTCGAATCAAGCGGCGCGTTGCGGCCGGCCTCCTCCCACAGTTCGTCGACGCGCGCGCCGATGTCGGGATATTCGGCGTAGATCACGTCACGGTGCATCTTCCACCGTTCCATGTTCACGTCGAAATGGTCGTGGACCAGCACGCCGATCGCGGCGAGTGTCAGACCGTCGCCCTGCGTATCGTATTCGTCCATCAGCCAGGCCAGTCTGCGCGCCGGGTCACTGTCGGCGATGAGCGTGGAGTCGCCGATGAAATAATTCACCGACTCCCCCACTTCGCTGCAGTAGTATCGCGCGCCGTTGTGCTTGTCGACCGCCGTCACGCCGACGATGATGCGTTTGTCGGCCTCCGGAGACGGATAGCCGAGATACGTTCCGGATTGTGGGCGGCCCAGCGCCGATGCGGCGATGGCCGTCATGCCCGTCAATCCGAGGACAAGCATGGTCGCCAACGCCGCCGTAATGGCGCATATCAGCTTCACCGCCTTGGTGCGAACCGTCATGATCATTCCCCTTCCTGTATCGACTTACGTTGTCGTCCCGTTCGGCCCACGTCGGCGCATACGGGATGCGAGCATCATGGCACAATTGCGCTGCGGATCGTCCGAATTTCGGACCATGTGGTCGAAAGGTCGCTTTGCCGGCGTGTTGTGGACAACTTTCGGCAAATTCACAGAAAAGTTATCCACATTTAACCGATTCAAGCTCAGAAACGGCGATTTTATGCACAAATTCGCTGTTCCACGTCACACGCACCACCCTAGAATGGGCCGTATGGAAAATGCACAGACTAGCGCTGAAGTTGAGCGCACCAGCAGCACCTCCACGACCTCCGCCCCCGCGACGAAGAAGTCTGACTCCGCCGAGAAGGCAACCAAAACCACCCGCACCCGCAAGACGACCGCAGGCAAGACCACGCGCACCCGCAAGGCGGCGGCCAAGCTTCCCTCCACCACGGCGGTCGGCGAAATGCCGGCGCAGACCCTGCCCGTCACCGAGCCCGGCCAGTTCGGCCGCGTCAACGTGCTGGACATCACCCCGGGCGAGGAGCGCGGCATCTATCCGGCCCGCGTCGAGCTCGGAGAGCCGTTCAAGGTCACGGCCCAGGTCTTCATCGAAGGCCGCACCAAGGTCGGCGCCACTCTGATCGTGCGCAACCCGCGCGGCAAGGAGATGGAACGCGTGCCGATGACCTGCGTGAACAAGGGCCTCGACCGTTGGTCCGCCGAGCTCAAGTGCGGCGAACGTTCCGACGTCAAACCGTGGGATCCCGAATTCGCGGCCGTCAAGCGTCAGCTCGGCGAGTGGACGGTCACCGTCGAGGGCTGGGAGGACACGTACGCCTCGTGGCTGCACGACGCGCGCATCAAGGTCAAGGTCAACGACGACGTGGAGAACGCGCTGGATTCCGGCGCCGAACTGCTCGCCCGCTGGGCCGTCGACAAGGATGCGAAGCTGAACGCGGAGGAGCGCAAGACGCTCAAGGAGGCCGCCAAGACGGCCGCCGACCGCACGCTCAGCCCCGAGGAGCGCCTCGCCGCCGCCGACAACGCCGCCATCGAGGCGCTGCACGAGACCAACCCGCTGCGTGACGGCATTTCGCCGAGCGAACCGCAGCGCTTCAAGGTCGAGCGTCCGACCTCCAGCTTCGCCGCATGGTATCAGTTCTTCCCGCGTTCCGAGGGCGCGTACGTCGATCAGGCGACTGGCAAGATCGTGCAGGGCACGCTCAAGACGGCCGTGTCCGGTCTTGAACGCGCAAAGGCCGAGGGCTTCGACGTCGTGTACCTGCCGCCGATCTTCCCGATCGGCGTGACGAACCGCAAGGGCCGCAACAACTCGCTCGTCGCAGGCCCTGACGATCCGGGCTCGCCGTTCGGCATCGGCTCGTCGTTCGGCGGCCACGACACCGTCGACCCGCTGCTCGGCACGATGGACGACTTCAAGTCGCTCGTCGCCAAGGCACACGAGCTGGGCCTCGAAATCGCGCTCGACTTCGCGCTGCAGTGCTCGCCCGACCACCCGTGGGTCAAGGCGCATCCGAACTGGTTCCGCACCAAGCCGGACGGCACGATCGCGTTCGCCGAGAACCCGCCGAAGAAGTATCAGGACATCTATCCGATCGACTTCAACGCCGACATGCCCGGCATCGAGAAGGAAGTCGAGCGGATCATGAACCTGTGGATCGAGGCGGGAGTGACGATCTTCCGCGTCGACAACCCGCACACCAAGCCGGTCCGCTTCTGGCAGGACGTGATCGCGGCCGTGACCAAGAAGCACCCGGAGGTGCTGTTCCTCGCCGAGGCGTTCACCCGCCCGGGCATGATGCGCGCGCTCAGCTACGTGGGCTTCACGCAATCGCACTGCTACTTCCCGTGGCGCAACACCAAGGAGGAACTCAGCGAGTACCTGCTCGAGACGAACGGCGACGACGGCTACTACCAGCACAACACGTTCTGGCCGACCACGCCGGACATCCTCACCGCCTACATCCGCGACAACGGCATCGCCGGCCACGCGGTGCGCGCGGTGCTTGCCGCCATGGGCTCCCCGAGCTGGGGCATCTACAACGGCTACGAGCTCATCGAGAACAAGCAGCGCCCGGGCTTCGAGGAGCAGATCGACAACGAGAAGTACGAGGTCAAGGTTCGCGACTGGGCCAAGGCCGACAAGTACGGCATCGCCGAGCTGCTCACGTCGCTGAACCGCATCCGTCGTGAGCACAAGGCCGCGTTCGGCTACCACAATGTGACGCTGCTGCGTTCCAACGACCCGTCGATCCTCGCGTTCGCCCGTCACACGCCGGCCGAACTGACCGGCACCGGCAAGGCGGAGACGCTGATCGTCGTCGTGAACCTCGACGGCCACAACGCGCACCAGGACGAGATCCACTTCGAGATGCCTGACTTCGACGTTGACCCGGCCAAGGGCGCGCATCTGCGCGACGAGCTGACCGGCCGCGAATTCGACTGGAAGTGGGACAACTTCGTCTCGCTGGCCCCGTGGGCCGACGTGGCGCACATCTTCACCGTCGTGCGCTAGTCGTTTTCGGCAAGCGGCATAACCCGGCAACATGAAAGGGCTTCCTGCCACTGCAGGGAGCCCTTTTCCGTCTCTTCGGCTTTTCCGCTCGTCCGGCCAGTCGGATCATCCCGACCGATACACTGGAATCACCGAGGAAAGGGCCTCCCATGAAGCACAGGAAAACCATCATGGCACTGACATCGGCGGCAGTGCTGATCATCTGGGCGATCTGCGTCTCCACTTTTTTCATACCCCGCACACTCCCTCTCTGCCGGAAGGATACGTGA